TGCCACGTTTGCACGCACGGATGAAAATCCACAGGCTGTTCTAGAACAGCAAAGCAGCAAACTAAGCAGCAAAACGGCCTATCACCAGCGCGATCGTTTCGATTGGCTGAGCCATTCATCCCATTCGCGCTCAGTTCGCGGTTCATCGTTTCTGGCGGGTTCATCGTTCCTGGGGCGGTGTGCCGCAACTGACCGGCGTCGCCGAGGTGCGTCTAGGGACGTATCCGGTGCTATGTGACCGATCTGCTCCCTGAGCCTGCGTCGGCGACTTCCGATGCTGGAATAAGAGCGGCCCAACAGCGAACACATTTCGGTCAGCCGGAGATCGTCACGCATGATGGTGATGTCGTCCTCCGCAGTATAGGGTTGTCCGTCACGTGGCGAAGGGATTGCTTTGCGCCGTTCATTTTTCTTTTTGGATTGTTTGCGCAAGTAGTCGCCATTGCGCTGCCCGTACCGGTAGGCACTTTCGGAGCGGCGGTCGGCGTTACGTGCGCACCACGCACGGTTTAATTCCCGCATGCGTTCGCGGTTAGCTTTGTAATATTCGCGTTTGTAGGCGGCTATGCTTTCTCGATTGTCGTCGCGGTACTTCCGTCCTTCCTCAAGGGTCCTGCCGTGTCCGCGGCAATACAGAAGAATACGTTCCCGGTTGGCTCTGTAGTACTCGCGAAGGTATTGGCGCCGGTCCGCGCGTGGTTTCTGTCGGCGCTGGTCCTGTTCTGCCGCGGCGAGTATTTTTTTACCGCGTTCGCTTCTGCGCGCAAAATTGTTGGCTGCCCTTGTGCAGATTTCGCACCGACACGAGTGATACGCGTAGCCTGTTAGATTGTGCGGGAAATGGTGCGGGCGACCGTCGCGGCACTTCGGGCATTTCGCCATCAGCCGAGTTCCCTGAACGCGTCGGCGATGGCCGGTAGTGCGACGCCGGCGACCGTCATGCCGTGCTGGTTCGCCAGTCGTTTCCATTCTTTGAGGGTGTCCCGACCGACTTTGATACGGATGTACCCGAAGTCGCCGGGGAGTTTGCGGCGGTGTCGGCGTACGACGGTACTGGCCTGATCGACAGATACGCCGTTATCCTTCTGCTGTTTGAGATCTTCGGCGATGCTAGGACCGATGCCTTTGACGCTGTCGGCGACCTGGTCGGGTGTGGCGCCTTCGTTGAACATCTGGTAGGCGATGGGTGCGAGTAGCTCGGGCGCGAAGGTGATATTGGACATCTTGTCGGTCCATGCTTCGGTGAACGTCTCGTACTGTGGCTTCCATGCTTCGCTTTCGAAGATTTCCAAGAGTGTCTTGTGGAAGTCGATGAGATTGGATTGCAGGTTGATCCAGAGCCGTTCGGCATAGGCTGGTAGTTTCTTACCGGTTTTCATGATCAACTTTCTGTTGGTGGTTGTTGTTCGCGTTGTGCTAGCCATGTCTGCACGCTTGAGCGTTTCCAGACTCGGCGGCGGCCTAGCTTGACTGATGGCGGTCCTTCGTCGCCGTTGAGTGCCCAGTAGTAGAACGTGGATGCGGCGATCCCGGTCAGTTCTTCTAGTTCTTGGGCGTTCATATAGTCGGTGGCCACTTATTTGAGCCCCCTTTCGGGTGTTCTCTGAGTGTTCCAGCTAGGAACAGTTGCGGCAAGTTGTTACGGAACAGAATGAGGCTATGAGTCTGGTTGGTGTCACGCAAACCGGGGATCGGCTCGCCGCCCTGGAAACCCTGCGTGACCTGCTGGCGGCCGCGATCGACGAGTGCGACTCCAACCGCGACCTGGCCGCGCTCGCGCTGCGCTTAACGGATGTCCTGAACGAAATCGACAAGACCCCGACCAGTAGACAGGCCAGTGCAGCTGATGAAATCGCCGAGCGTCGCGTTGCCCGCCGGAACGCAAGTTCCGCGCGTAAGGCACGCGCCGCGCCACGTTCGGGCTAATTCCTATGAGGACATCGTCGAGTTGATGGCGTCCTACGGGACCCGACTGGATGTCTGGCAGGAGAACGTTCTTGAGGGCGCGATGGGGGAGCGCGCTGACGGGATGTGGGCGGCGAAGCAGGTTGGGGTGTCCGCGCCGCGGCAGAACGGTAAGGGAACGATCGAAGAGGGACGCACGATGGGCGGCCTGCTGCTGTTCGGGGAGCAGTTGATCATCTGTAGCGCGCATGAGGTTCGGACGGCGCAGATAGCGTTTCAGCGGTTGAAAGCGTACTTCGAGAACTATGACGACCTGCGTAAGAAGGTCGCGAATATCGGGAATGCGGTAGCCCGCGAATACATCCGGTTGCGTAGTGGGCAGGAGGTGCGGTTTGTGACCCGCTCCAAGTCGGCGATCCGCGGGTTCACGGCGGATTGTTTGTTGTTGGATGAGGGCCAGATTTTGGGGGATCAGGCGTGGGAGGCGATTTTGTATACCGTGTCGGCGCGGCCGAATCATCAGATTTGGTTGTTGGGGACGCCGCCGCAGAACGCGGATGAGGGGATCGTGTTTTCCCGGTTCCGTGATCGTGGTGTGGATGGGAAGGATCACCGGTCGGCGTGGTTTGAGTGGTCGGCGGATCCGGGTTGTGATTTGGATGATCCAGGCGCGTGGGCGGCGGCGAATCCGGCTTTGGGAAAAAGGATTATGCATGACACGGTGATTTCGGAGCGGATGGTGGCGTCGGATGCCGGATTTGCGCGGGAGCGGCTGGGGATGTGGGCGTCGACGTCGTTGCAAAGGGTGATCGGAGCGGATTCGTGGCGGGTGTGCGCGGATCCGAATCTGGCCGATGGCGGCGGTGAGGTGGTTTTCGCGATTGATGTGGCGCCGGATCGGGGTTCGGCGTCGATCTGCGCCGGATCGTTCACAGCGGCCGGTTTGCCGTTTGTGGATGTGGTGGAAACCCGGCGGGGGGAACCGGATTGGGGTGTGGAGAAGATCGCGGTCATGTGTGACCGCCATGATGTGCGGGCGGTGGTGATCGACGCTGCTGGACCAGCTGCGTCTTTGGTGGATGCGCTGCGGCAGCGTGGGATTACGGTCACGGTCACCACCGCACGCCAGATGAGCGCGGCGTGTGGCGGGTTTTTTGATGCGGTGATGGATGGCCGCCTGCGGCATTTGGATCAGCCGATTTTGAATACGGCGTTGTCGGTGGCGCGGCGCCGCCAGATTGGCGACAGCGGGTGGGGTTGGTCGCGGAAAGATTCGGAGGCAGATATTACGCCGTTGACGACGGCGACGTTGGCGCTGTGGGGTTTGACGTCGTCGGAGATTGAGGAGAAGCCGCGGATCCGGTCGGGGCGTGCGGTGTTCGTCTAGAGATGGGACTGCGATGAAGAAACCAGCGAAAAAGGTTGTGGCGAACACGAAGGCGCCCGCTGGCTCGTACGCCGTCACGAAAAATGTTGGCGGGAAAACCGTCAAGAAGTATCCGGTGAACACGCCGGCGCGGGCTCGTAGCGCGATCTCGTATGTGGGTCAGTACGGGACGCCGGCCGAGAAGGCTGCGGTGTACGCGAAGGTCAAGGCCACCTTTCCGGCGTTGGCGAAACGGTCGAGTGTGATCAAGACACCGAAGAAAGGTAAATGATCATGGCGTCGAATGATAAAGCTGGTACGTCGCACAATGGTTGGGTGTTGTCGGTGGCGCCGCCCGGGTCGACCCCGGCGCAGAAATATGACGGCGTCGGTAGTGGTGCGGGTGCGGTGGTTGCGGCGCCGCCTGGGTCGACGCCGGCGCAGAAATATCAGGGGAACCGGTAGGGCGGTAGGCGTGCAAGCTGATGCTTGACCAAGACGATATTCGGCGCCTGTTCGGGGACATGTGGACGCTGAACCAAACCGAACGGTTGTGGCTGGACCGCATCTACGGGTATGTGACCGGGATCTTGGGGAAGCCGGAAGTGCCGGACGGGTCGCCTCAGGAGATCATCGACTTGTGTCGGCTGTCGATCAAGAACGTGTTGGGGCTGGTGCGGGATTCGTTTGCGCAGAATTTGTCGGTGATCGGGTATCACACGGCGTTGGCTCAGGAGAACGGGCCGGCGTGGGATATGTGGCAGCGGAATCGGATGGACGCTAGGCAGGCGGAGGTGTATCGGCCGGCGATCACCTACGGTGCGGCGTATGTGATCGTGACTAAGGATCCGGATAGAGGCGACTCGATATGGCGGTGTAAGTCGCCGCGCCAGCTGCTCGCCGTCTACGAAGACCCCTCGATCGATTTGTGGCCTACTTATGGGCTTGAGGTGTGGATTGATCAGGGTGACGCGAAGGCGCATTGGGTGGGCCGGTTCTACGACGATGAGTACATTTACCCGTTGGCGTTGGGTGGTTTGCAGGTGTTGCCGATTGACCAGTATGCGACGTCGATTGTGCGGACCGCGACGATTCAGGAGTTTGGTGAGCCGATCCGCCACGGTGGGGATCAGTGCCCGATCGTGCGGTTTGTGAATGGCCGGGATCCGGATGACATGATCGTGGGGGAGATTGCGCCGTTGATGCGGGCGCAGCAGGCGATTAACTGCGTCAACTTCGACCGGCTGCTGGTGTCCCGGTTTGGGGCGTTTCCGCAGAAGGTGATTACCGGCTGGTCGGCGGCCACCAGTGTGGTGTTGGAGGCGTCGGCGAAACGGGTGTGGGCGTTTGATGATCCTGGTGTGGAGGCGCATTCGTTTCCGCCGGCGTCGTTGGAGCAGTACAACGGGGTGATTCAGGAGATGACGGAGGCGTTGGCGTTGACGGCGCAGATCAGCCCGCATCAGATTACCGGGAAGATGATTAACATGTCCGCGGAGGCGCTGGCGGCCGCAGAGGCGAATCAGCAGCGGAAACTGCAATCCAAGCGGGACGGGTTTGGGGAGTCGTGGGAGCAGGTGTTTCGGCTGGCCGCCGCGATTGAGGGCGACACATCGAGTGCGGAGGACACCTCGTCTGAGGTGGTGTGGCGGGATACGGAGGCGCGGGCGTTCGGGGCGATCGTCGATGGGATCACGAAGTTATCGGCGGCGGGGATCCCGATTGAGGAGCTTGTTGACATGGTTCCTGGTGTGACGCAGCAGAAGATTGAGTCGATTAAGGCTGCGTTGCGGATGGGTCAGGTGAATGAGTTGATTAAGTCGTTGAGTCAGCCAGCGCCGGGCATGGTCGGTGTGCCGCCTGGCGCGCCGGCGCCGCCTGCAGCTACCCCAGCGTCCGCGGCGGCGCCGGCCCCTAACGTTTCGCCGGCGAATATGCCGCGGGCCGCGGCGGGCATGCGTAACGCACTGGTCACCCGATGACGCGACAAGAGGCATGCATGGCCGACGCACAGATACCGATTCCTGCCCGCAGCACGGCGGCAGGAGCCCCGCAACGCACATCCCGAGAGTCAACGCACCCGAGAGCACCTAGAAACTCGGAATTTGCCTACTGCGGCAAGTGCGGCAGCCGGTGGACGGGCCTGGCTGTCTGCCATTGCTCTAGCTGCCATCGAATGTTCACCAGCCTCACCGCATTTGATCTGCACCGCACCAGCAGCCACGCCCACAGCACGCGCCGATGCCTTGATCCCGCCACCGTTAGAACCAGAACCGGCGCACCAAAACTTATCCCGGTTATACGCCCGCATTGGTACGGCTGGGCGACCGCTGGCGAAATGGATGCTGAGCTGATCAAGAAATTGCGCTGATGCCCACCGTCGCCGAAGTCGCCGCCTTTCAGCATCTGCTTTCCCGGCTCACTACGGGCGCTGTAAGGGCCGTGGAGCGGATGTTGGGCATAACACCACCCGAACACGTCCCCGACGCCTACCCGGCGATCGTGGACCCGTATTTGGCGGCTTCAGCGCAAGTGTCGGCGCACTGGTATCACAGCCTGGGCGGGACCATCCCGTTCGCCGCCCAACCCGGCCCGCTGCCACCGCCCGAGCAGCTGTCGCAGAACGCGCATTACGCCCTGTCCACCGGCAACCCGTTCGGGGCGCTGTCCATGGCCACCGATCGGCACGTCTTCCAAACATCCGGGGCGACGATCGTGCATAACGCCGACCGGGAGCATGTCGGATATGCGCGGTACGCCAGCGCGACAGCGTGTTCGTTCTGCCGCGTCCTGGCCACCCGCACAAAGCTCTACACCAGCGAAGCCGCCGCCACCCACGTCGTCGGGCGCGCCGGGCGCACCCGCGGACCCCGCAAAATCGGCGACCTGTACCACGACAACTGCCACTGTGTCGCCGTCCCCATCCGGCCCGGCGACGACTACCAGCCACCCGACTACGTCAAAGGCTGGCAGGACGACTACGAGAACGCTATGCGCGACGACGACGTCCACAGCTTCGATGAAATCGTGAACCACATGCGGCGCACCGAATACGCCCGCGCGCATGAACCGGCAGAACCCGAATCGGTGTTCGCCGGACTGCACCAAAACTGACGCCCACACCCGGCGGAAAACAAGGGTGGTCACTGCTCGACGGGGCAGGCTAAACAATCACGGCTACTGCTCGACGGCGCAGGCTAAAACTACGGATAGAGTCAATGACCCAACCAGAAACCGAACCCGACACAACCCTCGAAACCACGTCCACCACAACGGATTTCGAGTCGATCACGTCTAAAGAACACTTAGACAAGATCATCGCGGCGGCACGCAAAAAAGACAAAGCCGTCATCGCCGAACTGCAACCGAAAGCGAGACGCCTCGCGGAGCTTGAGCAAGCTAACCTCACCGAATCCGAGAAACAAACCCAGCGGATCCGGGACCTGGAAAGCCAGCTCCAACAACGCGAAACCGCTGAACTACGCTACAACGTGGCATCGGCGAAAGGTGTTCCAGCAGAACGCATCACGGGCACAACCCGCGAAGAGTTGGAGCAGTCAGCCGACGACCTGTTAGCGTTCGTCAACGAACGGGCTAAGACCGGACCGAAAACGCCGAAACCCGTTGGTAGTTCAGGTGCCAGTAACACCGAAAACCGTTTAGATCCCAAAGAACGGGCCGCGGCAGCTATGCGCCAATACTATTCATCCGCTTGAAATGAAAGGACCGTGAGCCGTCATGGCTGACATTACCCGCGCGCAACTCGCCACCCTCATCCAAGAGGCATACTCTCATGTGCTGTTGGATGCTGCGGTGACGACTTCCTGTGTGCTGCAAGCATTCCCGAAGGTCAACATGGGAACCAAGCTGACTCACCTTCCGGTGCTGGCTACGCTGCCGGTAGCCGGGTGGGTGACGGAGAATGAGCCGCCCGACGCGACTGGCGCCAAACCGACCAGCACCGTCGGTTGGGTTGACCGCACCCTGGTCGCCGAAGAAATCGCCGTGATCATCCCCATTCACGAGAACGTGTTGGAGGACGCCTCCGTGGATTTGATCACCGAAATCACTACCCGCGGCGGGGAAGCGATGGGCGAAATCCTGGATTTGGCGGTGCTGTTCGGTGTCAACAAGCCCGCGTCATGGGTGTCGGCGGACTTGTTCACCGCGTCGACGGCGGCCACCCAAACCACGCCAGGTAACACGCCGGCCGTGACGGCCGGTGCCAAGGACATCGTCGGCGCGGTGAACACCGCGTCCCGCGAGCTGGCGAACGTCGGTTTGATACCGGATACGATCATTGCGCCGTTGACGTTCCGCTACGACGTCGAGCAGATCCGCGACAGCATGGGGCAGCCGATCTTCCGTAATGAGCAGTTCTCCGGCTACAACACGGTGTTGTGCCGTAACGCGGCGTGGAATCCGGCGCAGGCCACCTTGTTTGTCGCCGACTCGCGGCGGATGCGGATCGGTGTGCGCCAGGATATTCAGGTCAAGATTTTGGATCAGGCCACCATCGGCACCACCAACCTCGCCGAACGCGACATGATCGCCGTTCGCATGAAGGCGAGATATGCCTGGGTGCTGGGTATTTCGGCGACGCGCCGAAATGCGA